AACCGTGCCCTACGTGATGATGGACGAACTGAGATCTATTAATGAGAAAAACTTATATTCTGGTCGATACTGCAAATACATTTTTCCGTGCCCGACATGTGGTTCGCGGTGACCTCATTGACAAAATTGGTATGAGCATCCATACCGTATTGAGCAGTGTTCGCAAGGCCTGGAGAGACTTCAAAGGCGACCATGTCATCTTCTGCTTAGAGGGGCGTAGTTGGCGCAAAGATTACTATGCTCCTTACAAGCGACAAAGGGCCGAAGCCCGTGCCGCACACAGCCCACGAGAAGCAGAAGAAGAACGAGTATTTTGGGAAACATTTGATCAGTTTAAAGACTTTGTGTTGAACAAAACAAACACCAGTGTGTTACATAATCCACAACTGGAAGCAGATGATCTCATTGCAGGCTGGATTCAAGGCCATCCTAAAGATAATCATGTTATCATCAGCACAGACGGAGACTTTGCTCAACTCATTGCCCCTAATGTGCGTCAATATAATGGTATTATGGGTGTTACAACTACTCACGAAGGCTACTTCGATGAAAAGGGTAAACCGGTAATTGATAAAAAGACCAAAGCAGTAAAGCCGGCGCCTGAGCCAGAATGGTTGCTGTTTGAAAAATGTATGCGCGGCGACACTAGTGATAATATCTTTAGCGCCTATCCTGGTGTAAGAGAAAAGGGTAGCAAAAATAAAGTGGGACTACGTGAGGCATTTTCTGACAGATTAAATCGCGGTTATAACTGGAATAACATGATGCTACAGAGATGGACAGATCACGAAGGAACTGAGCATCGTGTAGTTGATGATTATCAGCGTAATGTGCAACTGTGTGATCTTACTGCACAACCTACTGAAATTAAACAACTTATTCAAGAAACCATAAATCAAGAAATACAAAAAGGAAAAAATATTCCCCAAGTGGGAATAAGATTACTTAAATTCTGTGCATCATTTGATTTGCAAAAAATTAGCGAGCAAATTGAAAGTTATGCAGAGCCACTTAACGCAAGGTATAGTCAATGACATCAATTGCTAAAATATTAATTCCAAAAAAAGAATGGATCATAACAGATCATGAAGAAAAAATTGGGTCTATTTCAAAAAATAAAAAAGGCTATGTATTTCTTCACAAAGGTCTTCAAGTTAGATTCAACAACTTAGTTGATATCAAGCATCAATTTGGTATATCTGTATTTGAAGAATCTATCAACAGAACCAAAAAAGATTCTGATGTAACACATTACAATGTATATGGATTTCCTTGTAAAAATAAACCCTATGATCCTTTGTACAGTGTAAGAGATCGATTACCGATTTTTTGTAAAAAACCCGACAGCAAAAGTAAATATTGTGCAGGATATTATCTAATTAAAAATAAAAATAAATGGGTTAAAACTTTCTGTCCAAAGTTAATTCTTCTTCAACGGTATCCTTATTTTGGCCCATACAAAAATGAAGGCGAATTAAATAGTATTCAAATCGACGATGAAAATTTATGAAACAATTAAACACTTTACCCATAGAAGGATTTTTAGACAAGGCTAGAATTGCAATTAAATCTAATCAGCAAGGCCTTATGCTATCAATCAAAGAAGTAGTGGATTTACAAAACAGTCTCAGTGTAGTAATGACTCGGCTAGCAGGTGATTTAGATCAACTTGCAACAAAATCTCAGCAAACATCTAATATCGAAGTTAAACTCAACGGTGGATCTTTTTAAATAAAATATATAGAAACTTGCAGAGATATTCCATATCAAGATCCTTTTAAAACCGAAGAAGAGATCAAACATCATTTAAATATATCAAACAAATCATGAACAAATATAAAGAATATTATGAATACCATTCGCCCTGTGTTTTTCAAGACATTAACAAACACAAAGAAATTATAAAAAATAAAACAATATTAGATATAGGAAGTAATATAGGAATATTTTCAAAACTTGTAGCCGAAAATGTACCTTATAAACACCTCCATCTGTTTGAACCTAGTTTTGAATATTGCTCGATAAGTCAGGTATTTTTGAAAGATTTTAAAAATATAACATTTAACAACATTGCGTTAGGATCTTCATCAGATACAAGTATTTTATATAAATGTAAAGAAAAAAATTTAGGATGGAATACCATGTTAACCAAGGACCCTCATCAACCTGAAGATTTTTATAATAAGTTAGAACCAGAAACTGTAATAGTAAAACCATTAGATTTATATTATAAAGATATAGATGATATAGGATTTATTAAGATTGACGTAGAAGGATACGAAAGACATGTATTAGAAGGAAGTTTAAATTTAATTGAAAAATTTAAACCATATATCCTTATAGAAGTCGGTTGGGGAATGAATCATCCGGAATGGGATAGTAACTATAACACATATAAAAAACTGTTTGATATTGGATATAAACCAATAAAATTTAGTCCTAATACGACATACGATATCCTGTTTGAACCAATTTAATCATGAAAGAACTAAACACACTGTCCGTTGAAGAAGAAGCCGATTTGCAGAACAGTTTAAGTATAGTAATAACATGACTAGCAGGCAAATTAGATCAAGTAATGACCAATGTGTCATCGTGCGATATTGAAATCCTTATCAACGGTGGATCTTTCTAAATAAAATATAAATATATGCACACTTCGGAGAGCATATATATTGTGAGTAGACCTAAGCCCAAAGTACATTTAGAAATAACAAACAAAAAAACTTTTAAAATTGAACAGGTATTAGAAGCGGATGCAATTTGGGCTGTGTTTTACCAAGATAAACCAATCAACCTAAAAGTAAGCAGTATAATAGGAAGTCATGCAGGGCCGAAATATAAAAAAGTTAGTTTTTCAAATTCAGGTCATGCTTACAACCTTGCCAAGAAACTTAATAAATTGTTTAACTCCAATGATTTTTCTGTATACAAATTAGTCACCGGAAAAAAACTAAACGATGAACCAGAAGATTGAGATTACAAAATCTATTTTAAACATACTGTCTCCCAATTTTGATAAAAATGAACTAACACAGGCACTTAAAACTTGGTGGGTTGACATTAGAAAAAGCAAATCCAATAGTCTTAGACTAACAACAAATGGATTTTTAGCATTTCAAAATGCAGATATAAAAATACATCGAATTCGGTTCGAAGAACGATTTCCAGTGATTGAACATACAAATCGACTTATTATTGGTTTAGAAAGATATATTAATTGCCCGTGGTTCATTGACAATTTAGCAATCTATGTCACCGACGATAATCTGGCTGTTCAACTAGTGTTGTTTTCAGGCAACATTTCTAAATTTTGTGACGCAAAAAGAGCCAGTAGATTGACAGAAACTGCAGTTTAAGGTATAATATATACATGTTGAGGCAGTAGGCAATCAACATTACAAATTACCAACCAAACTGAGAGTTTTTAAATGGCAGAAAAAATTTCCGCAAATCGCACTGTTAGCCCAAATGAGGCCAAGCGTAGCATTCGCAAGTGCATTAAAATTCAACGCCCTGTGTTTATGTGGGGCCCCCCAGGCATCGGCAAAAGTGACATTGTCAAACAGGTCGGAGATGAATTTGAACGCGACGTCATTGATGTCCGACTGAGCCTGTGGGAACCTACAGATATCAAAGGTATTCCCTATTACAATGCTCAAGCCAATACTATGAGTTGGGCTCCACCGTCAGAACTACCCACTGACCCAGACAGCACTGCTATTCTATTTTTGGATGAACTTAATAGTGCTGCCCCGGCTACACAGGCTGCAGCGTATCAGTTAATTCTCAATCGTCGCGTCGGCACCTACATTCTTCCCAAAGGTGTTAGTATTGTAGCAGCAGGCAACCGCGAAACTGACAAGGGTGTTACTTATCGTATGCCTGCTCCGCTGGCAAATCGTTTTCTGCATATTGAACTGCGCACCGACTACGAAGATTGGCTGCAGTGGGCTACGCTGAATCGTGAACACGAGCAAGTGGTAGGCTACATTGGTTTTGCCAAGCAAGATCTGTA